CGAGTCTCAGACCTTGGTGACAAACATCGAGACCGACGTAGATGAAGAGGTTCGCAAATGGATTAGCCAGTCACGAGGGAAAGTCCTGGGCATCATAGATCATTCCGAGAACTGGAAACAGGAACTGACAGCAGCAATGCAGGAATGGCGAGACATTCGCGCAAAGAATATAGACGGAGGCAATAATGAATAATCAAGATTACGTTAATGCGGTGAATGCTGGGATCATGTCTCCCGTCGACATTACACCAGAACTAGAAGTCCGCATTCTGCCACAGGCAGAGCTGAGACTGAATCAGTCCGACGACCAACCGTCAACGGTTGAGGGTTATGGTGCAGTGTGGAACAGTGATAGTCATGTGTTGTCGAGCGAGATCGGTCCCTTCATTGAGCAGTTCGCCCCTGGCGCATTCTCCTGGGGAGACGTGAGAGCTCTCTACAATCACGATAGTTCGCAGATGCCTTATGCCAGACTGGGGGCTGGCACCCTTGCATTAACACAAGATGACAAGGGTCTCAAGTATAGATTTTCGCCAGCAGACTCCCCAAGAGGCAAAGACCTGTTGGCCGCCATTCAACGTGGTGACATTAACCAGTCGTCTGTCGGGTTCTTTGTTGACAAAGACAAGTGGACACAAGATGGGCAAACACGTAGACGAACTATTCTCAAAGCAACACTCATAGATGTTTCTCCGGTCCAAGAGGCAGCGTACCCATCTACCTCAGTCTCAGTTCGCAGTTTTAACAAATGGCAGCGCGAAGCAAAGGCCGCTAAAGATGCACTGGCCGCAACACAGCAAGAACTAACCGACACAAAGGCCGCACTCGATGAGGCGAATAAGAGCAATCCACTGAATACCGACAAGATCGAAAAGGTCATGCTGGAGATCATCAAGCTCAAACAGAAGCTAGTCGAGGTAATTTGACCGTCTATATTGTCGGCACATCTCCTACTCTCAGCAGTCACGATCTGTCGCTCTTAGACAACAGTTTCACCATTGGCATCAACAGATGTTATCTGACTGGTTTCGTGCCAACTATTCTACTCTGGCAAGATGCCTCATTTATGTTGACCGAGAGGGAGAGAGTAAGACACCTCAAGTGCTATCGAGTGGCAAAGGACAATGGAGACCCAGCCGAACTGGCTCATTTCCGTTTCTCTGTGGAACGCAAGTCTGAATGGTCTAGACGGCCCGATGTCCTGTGCTCCCCAGGAGCATCATTGCCTTGTGCATGTCAATTAGCGACCTGTCTCGGTGCCACCAGACTGGTGCTGCTGGGCTGTGATTGCACTTTAGGGGAGAACGGAGATACCGACTATTATGGAATCAATCCATTTCACAGACCACAAACAATGGATGGTTGTCGACGTGGACTTGAGTTCGTGCGGCAGCATTGCCCAGTAGAGTTGGTGGAACCTACAGACCTGTCAGAATTGACCATAGAACAGATAGATACACAGGCAGAATTAGACAGGATTAAATTATTTTTGGACAAGACAAAGGAGTTCGGTAAACAAAACTGAATGTAGAACAAGACAAGTGAATATGTGCTACTAATCCCGACATGGTTCGGTGGAGTGCGATCACTATCCAGATTAGTTAGCCTGTAAGTGTAACGCATCTTGCGATCAAGACGCAGACCACTAAGCGCAGCAGAGGTGTTCTCTGTTGTACCTGCTGGTCTGCGTCTTTTTTTTGCGCGGATCAGGAAACAAGACAAATACCATAATCCTGATTAGGAGGGGTTAGAAGTGATTTTTGAGATTAACCAAGTCAAACAAGAGCGAGCAAAGCTCATCGCAGACATGCGAAAAGTGGTCGACAAAGCCGAGACCGAAAAACGCAACTTGTCTGCAGAGGAACAAACCAATTGGGATGCCATGTTCGCGAAGGCCGAGGAACTCAGAGCTCGTGCCGAACGCATGGAAACCCAGATGAAACTAGACAGCCAAGTCAGCGATCTAGTTACACCAATCGAGAATCGTGGTGCAGAACCAACTAAGGCCGACAAGGTCAATGCGGCATTCCGCAATTACCTGATGCACGGCAAGGGCAGAGCCCTCGATGAATATCGTGCGCTGTCTACGACAGATGCTAACGGCGGATACACAGTACCCGAATCGTGGTCGAACCAAGTTGCCAAGGACATCAACAACTTCACCTTTGCCAGACAACTGGCCAGCACGATGTTGATTCCATCTGGTGACACTTTTAATTATCCGCTGTTCTCTTCGCTAGACGCGGCTACACGCGTGGCTGAAAATGCAGCCGCGACGGCTGACAGTTCGACTCCGTTCTCCACTAGACAGTTTGTGCCAACAGCACTGGCCGCAACTGTGGGTATCACTCGCAAGTTGCTCCGCACAAGTGCTGTCAACATTGAGGCACTGGTGTCTGAGAACATGGCCTACCAAATTGCCATCAAACTCGAATCTGAGTTCATGGTGGGCACTGGTAGCTCGCAGATGCTGGGTATCTTCACAGCGAGTGCGAACGGTATTAACACCGATCGCGACGTGACCAATGGTATTAGTTACCTGGGCCTCGTTGATACTAAGTATCACGTCAAGGCTCAATACTGGCCAAACGCAAGTTGGATTATGTCGCGCACTGTAATGAAGCACGTTCAAAAGTTGCGCGATTCAACAGGTCGACCACTGTGGAGCGAGAGCTTGATTGCCGGTCAACCAGACCGCATATTGGGCAATCCTGTTTATGTCAGTGAATATGCACCAGCGTCTGTAGTTGACGGAGCATACACACTGGCATTCGGTGACTGGAAAAATGCTTATCTCATCGTAGATGCTTACGCTGGGATGCAACTGGAAGTTGACCCAAGTCCATCGACCGACTCGAACATTTTCTATCTCCGTGTAGAGAATGATGGTCGGCCATTGCGGACAGAGGGATGTGCAAGACTTGTCCATGAGGCAAGTGTCTAATTCCGTGGGATAGGACACTCCCCAGGTCTTTACTTGTCCGCCTGGGGGGTGCTCCTTTTCCTAGCCAAAGGACAAGGAGGACAGTTTGTTATGGCAACGCAAAAAATGAAATGTGTTCAAACCTATGCTGATCCAGAACGAGTATTCGTCGCTGGACAGGTGTATGACGTTGATGTCGAAGACGTGGCTCCGATTTCTATGGACAACGATGGTAATGACATCTTTATCCCAGCCGAGCAAAAGAAATCACCGACCACACGAAGCCGAACCAAGAAGAAAGATGAACCAGTCACAAAGTAAAGTGAGAATCAAGATGAATGTCTGTTATGCAGGTATTCATGGACCGAAACTGGAGGGGGAAATATACGAGCTGGAGACCCATACAGCTCTATATTTCCTAGCCAGTGGACTGGCGCACGAAGTCGACAGACGAGGGGAACGGACCAACAAAGTATTTGAGATCGGCGAAATGAAGACCAAGCGCACGTATCTGGACAGGAACAAAAGACAAGTAGAGACCGCAGCAGTAAACACAAAAATGGAAACACGATAAGTGCTAACTGTAATTCAACAGCCAACCTGGGAACCTGTTTCGCTAGAGCTCGCAAAGGAGCACCTGCGAATTACCCACAGCGATGAGGATCTTTTAATCAACACAGTCTATCTTAGGGCAGCGCGTGCATATGCTGAGACCTGCCTGAGAATGACGCTCCCAGAAACACGACTCAGAGAGAACCTAGACGGTTTTCCAGATGCTGATTTCATCCGACTACAACTCCCACCTATTCAGAGTGTAGATGCAATTCTCTATATGAACACCTCTAACGAGTGGGAGACCTGGGACGAGGATGAATATGTCGTCAATCTGGATAATCATCGCATCATGCCGGTAACGGCATGGCCAACTATCTCATCGACAGTGCCTATTGTGAGGATCACCTATACAGCGGGATACCAATCAGCAGCGGACATACCTGAAAACTACAAACTGGCAATTTTGCAGTTTCTTTCTCACGCATACAACAACAGAGAGGCGGTCATTGTTGGAACAATTAACTCAGCCGCCTTGCTGGCAGGAGAGGCATTGCTCACGGACAGGGAGTTAGTGTTCGGATGATGAAGAGTGGAGACTATCGCAATTATGTCGAAATCCTTAAACGCACAGTGGCGCAAGACGAATCGGGCCAGGAGCACGCAACTTACTCCACGCGTGCAAAAGTATGGGCCGCAATTGAACCTTTACAGGGCAGACTGGCTTTGTTCGCCCAGCAAGTGGAGCCCCAATATAGCCACAGGATCAGAATTAGATATCTCGCAGAAATGAGCACGACCGACAGAGTAGTTCATGGCAATACCACTTATGAGATTGTCGCGATCATCAATCCAGATAATCGCAATGAAGAACTACATTTGTCTTGTCGTCAGTCGGGGGAGCAATGAAGATCAAGATAGAGGGGGCTAAAGAGCTCATCAAACAACTGCAACAATTGGCCCCATCGGCTGCTAGGCGTGTAATGCGCAAGGCGATGACCAGAGGAGTGAATCCTGTTGTCAAGGCCGCTAAAGAGATGGTGCCAACTCGCACCAGACTGCTGAAAAAGTCAATTGGACACAAGGTCAGAACATACCCGCGCAAGGGGATTATCTACATAGCAGTCGGACCACGCACTGGATTTAGTAGAGAGATAGAGATCAACGGATATAAAAAGTTTGTGAACCCTGTTCGCTATGGCCATCTTGTGGAAGGCGGTACTTCACACTCAATGGCTAAGCCTTTTTTGAAGCCAGCACTAGAGGGTAAAGCAGCAGCCGTGGTCGCCATTGTCTCTCGGGTTATCAAAGAGGAATTGCCCAAAGAGATAGCGAAGGGGAAGAAACGTTAAATGGACGGAGTGGTGTTTCATCTTTTACAGCAGTCGGAGACACTGACAAACTTAGTTGGCACTAAGGTTTTTCCTATGCGTGCCACTCAGTCTAAGAAAAATGAAGTCCGATCAATTCCATATGTGTTGTATGGCGAAATCGACGGCCAGCGTGAAATGACTTTTGACGGTCCTGTCGACGTAGCTCGTGGACAGTTCCAAGTAGATAGCTGGGGCAGGAGTTATCGAGAGGCAAGACAGATAGCATCGGCTGTCAGAGGATCATTGCATGGGGAGTTAGGAGAGATACAAGGGACAGAGGTGCTCGGTATTTTTGCCTCGGAGAGCCGTGAAGACGTAGTCGCGGATGCCTCAGAGAAGGGACAGGAAATACCAGCACACTGTTACAGTCAAGAGTTCACAATATGGTATCGGGAGACCGATGACTAGAGTCTTTTTTGGAGGGGTTAAGAGATGGCAACAGGAATTGGCGTAAGTGGCGCAGTTTCGTTCGGTGGTCAAGCAATCGGTAGTTTGAGAAACGTAATAGATGGATATAATTTCAGCAGGGATAGCGTGGAGAACACTGTGTTTGGCACAGCTCAAACTGCGGGAGGGGGTGCATATGTGCGTACCTTTATACCAGGTTTGTTCGATCCTGGCGATCTTGCACTAACTATTTTGTACGACCCAGACACGGACACACTTCGGTGTGAAGCCGCTGCGGCCACACTCTTGGTAGATATGCCAGGAACAGGTTCGTTTTCATGTAGTGCGTTCCCGATCAGCGAGAGTTTGAGTCTCCCCATCGACGAC